TGTTGCTTCATGTACATGACATGATTTATAATCCATGTTTTTTGAATTATCATAACCCATCTGTACATCGTTAGGATAAACTGAGTGAATGATTTGTGTTTCACCATAAGGATCTTTGTTAACTAGATCTTGTATTGGTTTTGGTAAAACAGCTCCTGGATACATTGCAGGAATATTTTTAGCTTGAACATGAAATTTTCTTGTTAAGCTATCTACAAAACCTTTTTCATTTTCTGTGATATATATTTCTGAAATATGTATTGTTTTAAATCTTAGATCATCTTTAGGATCATCTGTAATAAACATCGCACTTGTACCAAAACATAATAACTCATGGTATAATTCAAAAACTTCTTGCTGGAAGTTAGATCTCATAAATGCCTGGTGCATTGTCTTAGCACAATCCTCTAACCATTCTTTTGCGCTATCATCACGATTTATATTTTCGTCTCTGTATTTAAGATGAAACCAAGGTGATATTGTATTCGTTAACATTCCATTTAAAGATGCAGCTAATAATTCTAACGCATGTGTAGCTGTACCATCAAAGATCTGTTCGTGTCTCTTGTCACCTTTAGATGGTTTTTGTGTAATGTTATTTTTTCTTGGTAAAAAATAGTCAGCAACGTCTTGCCAATGTTCTTCCCAATTTTGTCTATTGGCTTTAAGACTATTATATCTTTCTATAACCATTTTTGCTGTTTGATCTATTTTTGCCATTTATCCTCCGAGTAATGATTTTTTAATTGATACGTTTCCATCGCCTAAACCTTGTGGTCCCGTAAGTATTGTTGATGATCTACCTCTACCTCTTGCAAGTTGTTGCATACCTGTAGATTGAGCTTGTGATACTTCAGCTTGTGACGGAGCTGGAACGTAAACAGGTGCAGGTGGAGGTGAAGGTTTTTTAGGTTTAAAAATTCTAACTGGTGAAGCTCCTCCCATACTATCCTCCTAATAAAGTTTTTTTGGAAACAACGCTATCGTCATCTTCTAATCCTTGAGCGGATGTTAAGATTGTAGATTGTCTCCCTTTTCTGTTAGCTGCAACAGCTCGTCTTTTTTCTCTTAGCTCAGCTTCTCTGTCTGCATCATCATACTTAGGTGCAGGAGCAACTTCTTGAACTTCGGGAAAAGACATTGCTGGTACTTTAGGCATTAAAAATGACATGTTATCCTCCGAATACAGAGTAATCGCTTTGTGCAATACTCTGATTTATTTTTGGTTTATTAGTTATTTCTGTAATTGATAAAGCCATGTATCTTGCAGCATCGCAAGCGTGTGATGACCAATCCTTTACAGGTTTATTATGAAACATTTTCATACGCTCATTGTATTTTCGATGGTGATGTTTAAGAGCATCAATCAACGGCTGAGCGTTATCCATATCAATCATGCATCTTGGTAAAACCATTTTCAATGCATGGATCCCATCTTCTAAAGCTATCTTAGGTAAAATTTTAAAATTAATACCTAACTGATAAGCTACCTCTCTACGAGTTTTACCTGTAGAAAATTCTGTAACTTCTATATCGTGAGGAGCAAAATGGTTGCCGTAGACATAATCTTTGTCTTTAACCATCTGTACATAATGCGGTAATCCTTCGCGATTGTTTTCGTAAAAATCTATAACTAAAATTTGTTGTCCCAGTTGCTGATAAAATATAATCGCTGTACTATCATCAACTCCTAGATCCCAGGCTGTATGAACTTCTAAACTTGGATCGTATGGAACTCTAGTTAACTGTTTCTTATCTTCTAGATCTTTCATTAGATCTCCGTAAACAGATCCTTCGATATTCGCAATCCAATCACATTCAAACTCTTGACGATACTTCGTCTCTCCCATTTGAGCTTTGGCTGCGTCTAGCTCCTCCTGGTCTATAATATTTGTTTCACTTGCCTTAGCTGTATAAGCTAACCACTTATCATCTTTTAATGCATGCTGGTAAAGCTCATAAAAGATATTGCTCATACCATTAGGTGTAGAAATAAAATAAGCAAAACCTTTTCTGTCTGATAAGGCGGGTCGCAAAATTTCATTCCATAACTTAGGATCTATTTGACTAACCTCATCGATGCAAACACCATCTAAAAATAAACCTCTTAAACTATCGGGGTTCTCACTTGATAGTAAACTTATTCTACTACCATTAGGTAGATCACACCTTAATTCTGTTTCATGAAAACTTACCCCTGGTATAGATCCAGCGTACATTTTCATATAATCCCAGGCTATGCTTTTAGCTTGCTTATAAGTTGGCGCTATATATGCAAACCTTGGGTTTTTTAATTTATGAGTAAGCGCTGCTTTTATAAGATGATTTAAAATACAAATCGTTTTTCCAAATCTTCTATGACAATTTAAAACAGCAAATCTATAATTATCTAATTCACTATGTAGCTTTGCCTGTAAGGGTCTTGGCGTATAGGGTATTTCGATATGCATTAAATGATTATTGCAATAACTAATACTATAGCTGCGCCAATAACTACTTTCTTATGATCTTTCCAAAAGTGTTCTATTTGATCTATTATTCCTAGCATCATATATCCTCCTAATGAATTGTTGGTGTTTCCCAGGCATCCTCAAAAGCTGTAAACTTGATACCGCTTTTCTTAAACATGTTGTCTGTAAACTTCCTACCATGCTCAAGATCCTTGAAGCCGTCTAAATGTATAATGACAGCATGTGTGTCGGGGTTGATGAAAACCAAGGCTGAAACTAAATTAGTTTTTTCTAATAACTTTTCTAAATCTTTTTCACTCATAATTATTTTTTCTTGTGTCTGTTAGCAAACTTCCTAGCGCTTGCTGGTGATCTGAAACCCCACTTACGTAGAGCTAAAGCTTTTCTTGTGGGTCTACCTTTTTTATCTTTCATTGGTCCCTTCATCCCCGAAAATCTCGCGGCAAAGGATACACGTCTCCCACTCGTTCCACGTTTGAGAGGAGCTTTTACTCCAAAATGTTTTCTGCCTGCAGCGTTTAATCCGCCGCTTGGTGATTGATATGCTTTCTTAACCATAGTGTGTGTGTGAGTGTCTTACTCCCAATATAAATATATACCCGCAACCGCGCCTGTTTTGGCGGGTATACCCCCCTAATGTTCGCTGTTTGTTCGCAAACATATGCTAATTGTACGGCTGCAGTTATTGTACCTGTCGCCCCGTTATCCATAACGCGCGTGCGAGACTATGTTTATTGGTACATAAATTCCAACTTAACCAGGATCCAGGCAGGTAAAAGAAAAGCCAGGCAATGATTAGTCGCCTGGCTCTGTTAAATTAATTTAGATAACTTCAGAAGCTTTCATACCAAAGTAAGCAATAAACACGGCACCTACAATAGCAATGGATAAAATTAAAACTAGCATTCTACTTCGCTTTCCTTCCAAGTGTTGCCGTTAGCAATGCACTTACTACCCTTAACACCTGTAAGAGCATAAGTCTTGCCTTCAACTGGTTTATCATAAACAACTTTAACTGATTGACCCGAGCCATCAGCGTTGTCAACGATCTCAGTAATTTTAGTTACTGGATCCGCTTTAGTATTATAAACAACTGAATTATTTTTTTTGATTATTTTCCAATCAAAAGAACTTTCGAAGTTATTGTAAGTACACCAGCCTTCAACCTTCTGCTGAAAAACGATCTCATCGTAGATCCATTTTTTAACCTCAGCAACGCCATTCTTTTGATCTTTGAACGGCTTGCCTGTATCGCTTGCGTAGCTGTGTTTAACTTCAACTTTATTCTTATTGATTTGAAAAGTTAATTTTTCAGTTTTTTGCATACTTTAGATCTCTACAACATTAGTTGACAATATGTCAACCCATAATATGCAAATTAAGTTATTTTTTTTTTTTAATTAATCCTGCTTGCTCAAGGTAAGATTTCATTATTCGTACTTTTAACTTCAATAGCAGGCTTTTCAATTTTTTTAATAAGTTTTTCATCAGTTGGTCTCCCCCATGACACAGTAAGTGTTGTGTCTTGTTTTACTTCATGTTTTTGTTTATCACCGAAAACACCAGCAGCTAGTTTACTAGCAAGCCAGCGCGACTGTTGAATTTTTTCTCTAACCCACATCATATGTTGATTGTCTTGTGGTGTCTCGAGCATTTCATTAATTTGATCTATAATAGTAAAGCAACCCGTCTCCCTGGCAGCTCTTACCTTTTTTTGTAATTCTTCATCCTCTCTTAATTTTTTGTAGATCTCTGTTAAACTTATTTTTAATTCCTTTGCGATCTTTGAGAGAGGTTTTCCAAGCTCTAGCTCTGTGATGATTTTTTCAAAATCCATTCTTTTAATTCTTGTTCTGTATAATTTTTAAACTGTTTTAATTTACTTAAACTCTTTACCTTACCAGCCAGCGTCTTGGCTCCTGTGTTGTGACCACCATGGAACCTACAACGATACTTACCATTTTTTTTTAGAATGCCTTTGGCTCTGCATTGCTTTGTAAACTTTGAAGCTCTAGTGAATGATTGACAGTAAATCTTATAGAATTTTTTGCCAGGCATTTAATTTTTACGCAAAAAACCTAAGCTATTCATCTAACTACTAAATTTTGGTTATCTTGTCTATTAAAGATTTACTAGCAAGCCTGCGGATTAAAAAGATACATTCAAGATAGCGTTTTTTAACAGTTGTTCTATGCATACCAAAACGCTTGCCAAGTTTAACCCAGCTAAAACGACAGGATCTAGCCCACACCAAACGCCTTTGATCTAATGCCAGGAGTAAAAGCATATCAATAGTAAGATCCCAACAAGCCAGCTGCTTTGCATTTGGGTACAGTTTTAAAGGTTTTTTATCGTAATAACCTATATCCTTCTTGTCATAAGTAACTTCTAAAGCATCAAACATTCTAGATGCATGAGGTTTTTTTAATCCAGGTATAAGTCTTTCAGTATGACCCGCCTGCTCTAAGATCTGTATTATCTTAAGCTCAACCGCCAGGCTAGCTCGCGTCATTTAAAATCCAATTCTAATAGCTTTATAATTTTAAAATAGGTTCTTTTTTGAAAGTATGTTTTCTAATCCTCTTACCTTTATCGTTACTATAATCTATGTAATTACCTTCTCTACCACATTCCTTATAATACTCACCTTCAAAATATATTCTATTGATAGGATTACCAAGCTGGGGGGTACGAGTAATGTGTCTATTATGATACCTAGAACTATACTGGTTAATATTATTGGTTTTATTAATAGATGTCATTTTCGATACATTAGAGGTGTCATAATTGACACGTATAGTTTTAAGTCTCTTTTCCTGTAATTTTTTCTGTTTTGAAAGTAAATATTCGTTTGTACTAGATCTACGTTTTTTAAATACATAACCAAGCTTAGACAAATTACATATAGCTCTATAAACGACAGAGCGGCTCAATCCTAAGTCTTTTTGAATTGTGCGGTACCTTGGGTAGCAAATCCCTGTTTCCCTATTCATATAGCGTACCAGGCACATATAGACCCTAAATTCAGTAGAGGTTAAGTCTTTATCAATCAGCGCGTTGTTATCACAAATACTAAATAAACTCATAGATCCTTTTTCTTACAAACTTTGTCGTGTTGTTCCTGCAGCAGCTCTAAAATAGCAACCCATCCGCTAGGATATAAATAATTAAATTCTTCAGACTTAACTGGTGTGAGCTGTTTAACTCTAAATCTTGAGACAGCATTTTTCTCAACTTTATAAAAAACCAAGAATGAAGGTAGACCAGCAAGTGTAGCCAGGCGTTCTGTAGTATGAGTAGTTTTATACTCTTGTCCCTTATCATAACAAGTCTCC